GATAATTAACGAATGAAACGAGCGAGGCATAGGGAAGTAAATTACTTTTCTCTCCCAATAGGGCGGCTTGGAAAAGTAGGGCGTCCAATACCGCAATACCCGGATCGGACGCGAGTTTTGCCGTATATTCTGGAACATTCTCGGCTACACGGTCGAGACTTGTTATATACATATCATCAAAAAGCTGGTCCCATAATACCGGTGTATCAACTGCCATTAGTTAAGGCCCTCCCATCTTCCTAAATCTCTATCGTAGGCATATTTGAAAGCGATTAATATTTCGTTTTCAATTCGCATAGTTATATTGATTAGCAACCATTGGGGGTTATCTTTTTCGTTAGTTATTTCAATCCGAACAACCGACCCCCTGGGTTCCTCTTTTAAAGCCCTGAATATTTCGGCCCTCATCGATCCAAGCGTCCGCCTATTGATAGGGGAATCTATGTATTTCCACAAATTAGAGCCGAACCACGGACGCATGACCCGGGAACCTAAAGGGGTGAGCAATATTTGAATTATAGATTGATGTAAATGATCGAAACCCGAGGCCAAAGCAAAACCGCCATTAGTGACTTTTATAGGTAGATTCCATCCCGTCCCTAGCTTCTCGTCATACCAAGGCTTCTGACTCTCTAAGGGGAGCCCTGGGCCGTTTACCGGGTCTTTTATTGCAACTAATGTGTAATTTTCTTCCATTTTCTATCCGCTGTAACATCCCGGATCGCCCGGGGGTCCTGTAATGTCCCTTAGATATCCCTCGTTAGTGTGTTTTGTTAAATTCCCGTCAATGTCTTCAATTTCCCCGTGTACAACTAATTTTCCGTATATATGAAATTCGTCTGTATCGAATATAACGACAACTTTCCCGCTACAATTGCGGTCCATAATAAATATATTCTCGCCCCCTGGTCCCTTCTGATAGATAGTCCGCCTATCTGGACCCTTCCGGGCGACTTCCGGGGGGATATCTTTCTGATTAAAAGCGGATCCGATAATAAAACCCTGTTCGTGGCCGTAAGGTAGGAAGACACAAATAACCATTTCCCCAACATCCGGGAGCCAATACTCGGCGTCCTTTTTTGTTTTAGCGGCTATGACCTGGCACCAAAAGGAAACAACGTCGTCGTTATCTTTAAATTGAACCCGGCATCGATGCAATTCTTTATCTAATCCCACAACGTCCCCAACTCTTAGAACGTTTTTATTCGCTTCCTCCATTGTCTCAATACGCGCTTGTAAGTCTTTTATTTGCTCTATCATAATTTCCCTTTATGGCAGTATTATATTATCAGGGCCTAATCCGGGAGCCTGTATCGGACCGGATTCTATAAAATCCGGAATAGGTTCCGCATCCAGGGGCACGTCGCCCGCTTCGGGATTTGCCGGTTGTCTGTTATCTTCCAACCTGTAAGCCTTCATGCTGACTTTGTATCCTTCGCCTTTCGTGTAAGTGTGTTTTGATTCCTCAACATGCCAAAGGCCATTATAGAGGGTCCCTTTATCTGTAAGGGTGACATTTATCCCCGCTTTTAATTCCGTTGCCCCCATTGTTTCTATCTCGCCCTCTACGCGGTGTTTGTTCTTTTTCTTGAGTCTCGCCCGCGCCTGGTCTTCGGCTTGCTCTCGGGACTCCGCCCGGGCCGTTACTTTCATTTCCTCGACATTGTTGATATTGCTATCCTCGACCGCTGCAGTTTTTAATTGCCGGTCCTGAGGGTCCATATATCTAACCTTTGCTTTTTTATAAACCTTATAATTCTTCCTTCTAAAAGTATGTTTGAGGATGATTCCCTCAAGGTCTATGCCGGGTTGAGATTCGTCTATTTCTTGCTGTATAAAATATAAATTGTTTTCTTTTATCCGGAAGTTATAACCGTATTCCTCGGCCATTCTGTTAATAAACCTTAAATCGTGCTCCTCTTTTTGTTCCTTTCTTTCAAAGGGTACGTCCTTCCCGGCGATAAGAGGGTTGAGGCCGTGTTCCTGAGCAATGGCCCTGACTATTTGTTGTAATGAGGTATTTTCAAAACCTCGGGTTTTTAATGTTTTGAGGTCCTTTTTTACGGGGTTAGCGGCGAGGCCCGATATTCTAACCCTTGCCCCTTCGCCCTTAGAGCTCTCATCTATAATATCGTCAATCTCATATTCCCCCATTTTGATAATATCCCTATTGGGATCGTTAACCTCTACCGTTATAATGTCCCCTTCCTTGAATGTTTCCTCGTTAGAGAAAATCCCGTCCTTATTATCAAGCTGTATTTCAAAATCATCGTCCTGTCCATGCTCATAATAATTGACCGATATTGAGATTGTCCTCTCAAATAAAAACCGTTGAAAGTCAGCGTCACTAGAGAGGGTTACACCCCAAAGGAACCACCTTAAATCAAGTTTATTATCTAGGCTCATCTCGTTTTTTTATCCGGAAGAATAATTGTTATCCCCGGCTCTAACTGGACCGCGATTGTTAAAGAGGGGTTTAATCTTAATATTTCCCTGTACTTATTCGGATTATTAAAATATCTATACGCTACAGAATCCAGTCTATCGCCGGGTTTGGTTATGTATTTCACTTTCTTTTATATTAGTAGATTTTAGGGGCGGGGTTGTTGATATTGCTAAGTCTTTAAAGAAACTCGGTTAAATGGACCGTGGCGTTTAGCTCTAATATTTCCCCCGTAGGAAACTGTCTAACATACCCTCTATCTATTTGAGTAATGACAAATTCACCCAAAACTTCCCCGTCGCCTACGATAAAAGGAAGGGGCTCCCTAAAGCCGTTCTCCCCCCTATTATCGGCCAAAGCCTCTAAAGCCTCTATTTCTTCCTCGGGTACACAAAAAGAGGCGTGGTATCTTATTCCGAATTTATACTCGCGTGGCTCATAGCCGGTATATTGTAGTTTTGTTTGGGCCCAGGTGACAGGATGTTTCGCGTAAGTCCATTTCTTATTCCCCTGTATCCCTATAGGTTCCTTTAGCAAATCGAAAACCATATCGCCTAATTGTCCGGTCATTTTATAACCCCTTAAATACTGTATTTCCTACGCAATACCCTCTCAACCTCAAGCCCCATTTCTTTTCCGGCGGCCCGCGCCACATCTTCTTTACTAGACCCCTTTACGTCCGGAATATTAATATTCTCAACCGTGACATAAATATTCCCGCCGCCCCCAAATAGAGGCCGGTCATCAAAGCCTCCGCCCGCCGGCTGCAAAGTGGGGCCGCTGTTTAAGGACCTTCTTAAATTCTCAGGGAAATTAATAAGAGGCTCTATTATAGGTCTTAAAGAGGGATTATTTAAAGGAATGGCCGCGACCGCTTTAAATATGTCCGCTACTTTCCTTATCACGGGACCCCCATCTATTCCCTCGGCGATAGTCCCCCCGAAGTTTAGGCGGTTTAATGTGCTGAGCGGTCCTTGTTTGGCCGGGGAAAACGGAAGATAATCCCTGATTTGAGCGGCGATATTCCTAATAGCCTCAACGGGTTTGTTGGCGAGAGACTTTATTCCCTGCCATAAGCTATTTACGATTCTAACACCGGCGTCAAACAAGGAAAAATTAACCAGGAAGTCCAAAGCCCGGGTTCCCATTGATTTGACTGCCTCAAGGGAGGTATTTATAAAAGCCCTTACACCTTCCCCGAGTCTTACCCCTATTTGAACCCCGTAATTATACACCGCCGCCGGCAATCCCGCGATATAGGCGGCAAAAACCCTCAGGGTTGAAGTCACGTTGTCCATACTAAAGCCCTGGAAGAATGTTGTTAATTTTCCGAATACAAATCCAACCGCTCTGATTGATAGAGCGAGAGGGTTAGCCCAAAGGATCATGAAAGCGAAAGCCCGGCCCACTTGCCCGCCTATACTGGAAGCCTTCGCCAACCCCTCGGTTGTTCCCTTTACCGGGGAGAGCAAATTACCTATCCAGGTGAACAAAGATTTAACTACATCTATAACCGGCTTCATAGCGGCGATTACCGGTTTAAATGCCGTAACCATAGGGGCCATTGCGGACTTAAAGCCTGAGAAGAATCCCGAGAAAAACGCTTTTACATGATCCCAATATTTTATTATCAACAAAGCTCCGACGGCGAGGGCGGCTATAACTATCCCCCAGGGGCTTGTAATAAAGGCAAGGCTTACCGCCCGGATCGTAACCATTAACCCCCTTAGGGCTCCGACAACCATTCCCTTTATAGTAGCCGCGAATAATGCCATTCCATTCTTAACAAACGCAATGGTACCCCCTGTCTTCGCCGTGGACATTCCCGCTTGTATCATTGATTTGTTGTATTGAGCGAGGACTAATACCCCATGCGAGAAGGCTATGCCCAAAAGTCCGATAGTCGCTATCCCTCCCCCGACAACTATCAGGAAGGAGCTCAGGGCGATTAAACTAACCATAACTACCTTTGTAAATATCGGATGGTCCATTAAAAAGATATTTACAGCCTGTGTTATTCTGAATAGCCCTTTTGAAACTCTATCAACTATAGGAAGGACGGACGTACCCATAATCACAGAGGTTACAGAGATTGCTGTTTCTACCTTGCCCCATAGAAATTTAGACTTCGCCGCCATTATATTATAAGCTTCAGTCGCAGCGCCTTCGGAGTTTTTAATAGCCTCGTTCGTTTCAATAAGCTCAACGATTTTTGGGGCAAGCGCCTTGTAAGCGTTTCCCGCCTCCATCCCCGGAAAAACTGCCGCGATTTGTTCGGAAGTTATTAGTTTTCCCGCGAGTATTTGAAGCATCCCCATAAGGTTCCCGGATTGTTTAGCCGCTTTAAACTCAGCCCCCCCCTATTTCCTTAAGCGCTGTCGCCGCCGCCCCCTTCGGCGAGACTAGAGCGTCTATTAAAGTCTTCATAGCAGTTGTGGACTGAGGGGTTGCTATTCCCGACTTTGTGAGCGTTGCTATA